CATAAATCTTTTTAGCGTAGCCATTTTACCCTCCTAATCTAGTTTTCCCCAATTGGGGCCAATACCGCCTTCGACGAGGCGATCTGTATTCGCCCCAGGGAAGACATCCAAGAAGCCGCCAATCATGTCGGCCTCCATTATCGCCAGGCAATCTGGCGCATCCTTTTTCTTTGCTTCGTCAATCAACGCATCGTGGATCGTCGCCAGCATTCTCGTCCACTCCTGCCCGCCTTCCGAGCGAGCGGCGTCGAGGCTGTTCTTGTGTCTGGTGATCGCCGCCGCCATGATCGATAGGGCCGCCCGCTGCACCGGGTAATTGGCGCACTTTGGTAGGTCCGGCTTCTTGCCCATGTAGATGGTGCCGCCGTCGGCCATGCGGATGTACCTGGTGCGCTTCGCCTCGTTGAGCATGTCGTAGCGATACTGGAACGCCTTGGCGTAGCGGATCGACCAGAAGTCGATATAAGCCTGGGCTGCGGTCTCCGGGCAGCGCATGGTCGCCGACAGCCCCCCGGCTCCGCTGCCGTAAACGATCCCGAAGCTGACGGCCTTGGCAGCCGATCGGAGCGCCTTATCCTTTTGCTTGTCGATCTTGCGACCGGCGATTTTCGAGGCGACCTCCAAATGAACGTCGCCCTCGATCATGTCCTCCAGGAGCTGATCGTCGCCGGAGAGCAGGGCCAGGGCGCGCAATTCGATACCGCTATAATCTAGCGATACCAAACTGCGCCCCAGGTCTGCCGTAAAAGACGACCGCACACTGGTCGCCTCGCCTAAAAGCTCTTTGTCCCTGGGTATCTGCTGGAGGTTCGGATTGGAGCTGGAGAAGCGGCCAGTCTTGGCGGCTCCGATATTGAAGCGCGCCCTGATCCGGTTGTCGCTATGCTCTTGCGCCTTGTCGATGACTGTCTGGCCGAATGACGACAGATATTTCTGGATCGTCTTGTAGTCGGCGAAGCAGTCGAAGAACTCTTCGAGGGGCGTCCCAGGGAACGTACCCGCCAGCATCGTCAGCGTCTCCCTGGTCGTCTGGAGCAGGTCCGTCTTCTCCGTCCTGGGCCATGCCCTGGTGATATGATCGGGCATCGTCCTGGCGAAGTAGTCGGACCACTGCGGGCCGGAATTTATATTCTCGACTTCATCGACGCCGACCATCTCCCTGATTTTCGCCAGCTTCTCATCCTTGATGTCGGCCCAGCGCTGGCAGAGGATTTTGTGCTGCTTGATGTCGATCGCCATCCCCGTGTCTTCCATCTCGATGACGCCCGGCACCATGCTATTGAACATGTGAAACGCCGTCCATCTCCCTGGGTCGGCCTGCTGGCTCCAATGCTCCCACAGCCGCCAGGTGATGTCGGCGTCGAGGTAGGCGTAGTCTAACTGCTCCTGACGCAGTACAGGGGCCGCCCAGTCGCTCGCCTGCTCCTCCTTGGACATCTCGTAGCCTAAATCCCACAAGGCGATCTGAGCGAGCTTAAAACGGCCTCCTCCCAGGATGGCGCGTCGGAGATAGCCGACGTCGTATATTGTGGGCTCGGCCCCGGCGTCCATGAACCAGCGCATCTCGAAGCCGCTGTAAAAGACGATCCAAGTACCCTGCTCGAAGAGCTTGGCGCACTTTTTGAAGCCGCCCCTTATCCTGTCGAAATCGACCAGGGCAGAAACTTTTGTATTGCATAGACTGACCAGGCGGACCCGGCCTTCGGCTGGAATAAGCGACGTCGTCTCGAAGTCGAGAGCAGTGTGGCCTTCCTTGGCGCAGTGCTTCACGACGGACTTGAGCCGTTTGAAACTTGTAATCATTTCGTATTCTGTGGTAGATGTCATGTCTGGTCTTAACCTCCAGCGATAGCGTGTACGGCGAAAGATAAAGAACTAGGCCCGGCGAGAAATTGCCGGGCCTAATTCTATGCGGCTACTTCTTAGCGCGCTTGCCCCGCTTCTTTTTGGGCTGCTCGCCGTCGAGGAGGTCGTCTTCTGACATATCCCCATCGAAGTAGGCCTCTACGGCCCCCCTGGTTGTCCAGGTGATGACGTCCAAGACAGGTTTGTAGTTCTTCTGATCCTGGGCGACGAAGGTCTCCGCTCCCAAGGTGAGAAGAGCCATGTCCGGTTCCTGGTTCGCCATGCGCTGCCCGATCTCCCGGATCAGATCGCCGAGGGCGTTCCGACCGGACTTCGAGTTGACGCTGAACTTGACCGGCGCACCGTCCGCCAGGGACGCCATGCCGAAGCCGACCAACTTGGCCCAGCCCTCGCCATCCCGGTAAGGACCGTGATCGTCCAGCTCGCTCTCATGGATCGTGTCGGTCTCCCGACGATAGATCGACCACTCGAAGCGATCGACTGCTTTTGAGGCCTTCCAGCAGACGTGGCCCTCGATGACGGAGAGAGGCTCCACCAGGTAGACTTGATCCGGGTCAGGCGTCTCTTTGCGCTGCCCGATCGTGTACGCTCCGGTCTTGCCGGAAAACCTCAAGTAATCGACGCCACCGCTGCCGGTGCCTGCGATGTCTGCCGTCTCCTGGAGGGCAGCCGCAGCCGCCTCGTTGGAGATCGCCGGGAGATTGCTTCCCTCGGCTTTAATATATTTACTCAGTTCTTGTGCCATTTGCTTTTCCTTTTCAGCTAACACGTTTCACAAGGAGGCGCTCGGATGAGGCCCCCACTTTCTCAAACGGGGCCAGGTTGACGCCCGCTGCCTTCGCCGCCTTCTTGTCTAAAGAAGTGCGGCCCTTCACCTCAGACAACTCGATAACGATGTCGCCTGCGACGAAACTATTGGTCTCCCTCTTTTTGAGGTCGGCCTTAATGTCTTCAGAGAGGGCGGCCTTCTCGATCTTGAGCGCCTCCTCCTCGTCCTTGATCGCGACGTGGCGCTGCGCCGCCGTCTCAATCTTCGATCCCCGATTGCCCTTAGTCCTGCCCGTCGCCTCGGCGACATCGACGCCGCAGACTTCGGTGTATGAGCAGTACCGGCAGTCGCCGTTCTTCTTGCCTTCACGATCCAGGGCGTCGGCGCTCTTCTTGCCGAGTACCTGGCGCGCCCTGGGTGCCATCTCTTCCAGGATGCCGTCCTCGAAATCGACACGAAATTGGATGATGTCGTTGTAATTAGAGGCGTCGGTGTAGACGAGCAGGCCAGCCCTGATGCCAGGATTGTCATGGTACTGGTCGAGCAACTTCATTCCGATCTTGAGCTGGGTGACGTGTCCAGACCTGGGCAGGTTCTTTTTGTTCGTCCTGGGGTCGATCGTCTTGAATTCAATCGGCACCCACTCGTCCTCATAGGCGATGACGCCGTCGGGCGTCGCGGCGATCTTGGTCTCCGGGTCGTGGAGGGTGAATTGATCGTCACCGGCAAAGCGCAGCGGCACGTTGGCCGCCTCCAGGCTCTCGGCCATATATTTTTCCATGTGGGTGCCGCGCCAGGCGAAGCCCCAATCCTGCTCCTGGGGCTCGAACGCCGGGCGCTTCGAGTACCACTGCTTGCGGATGCAGCTCTCGGCTTCTGAGGCGGTCATAAATTTAGCTCGATCGACGTTGAAGCTCTTCTCGGCTTCGATGGCGGTGCGACCGGCGATGGTCAGGTCTTTGATATTAGTCATTGGCTTGCTCCATAATTTGGTTATGCCCGACGCGCTTGCGGGCGACAATTTTGCGGACGGCCTCATCCAGCCGGGTATCGGTTTCGAGGATTTCGACGTGAACGTGCTTGGCCTGCCCCATGCGATGCATGCGGGCATAGAATTGATCCATCAGGGCCGGGCTCCAATCCTCCTCGACGCAGATGATGTTGTTGCCTCCATGCTGGAGATCGATGGCGACGCCCATTGCCGCGATCTGCCCGATCAGGACTTCCAATTTGCCTTCGTTAAACCAGTCCTGGAGCCGCTGCTTTTCTTTGGGGCTGGTGCGGCCATCCAGACAGCCCACTCTGTGGCCCTGTAGAGCCTCCTGGAGGGCGTCTATGACGTCTGTGTGCCAGCAGCCCACTAGGATGGGGCCTGCGCCGCTCTCCAGGCGCTCTAGAATGACCTTAGAGGCTGCCTCGACCTTACCCATGCCCATCAGGCGGCGTGTCCTGGAGAGGCTCTCGTCGTTGCGGGCGATGCCCTGGGCGATCTGGGCCTGGGTCTGGTTTTTCATTTTAGCCAGAGCCTCGGTCAGGTCGGCATTTTTGGAGAGGCTGATCGTGGAGCGGGTCGTCGTTATGGGAGGCATGGCGGCCCAGACTTCTTTCAGCTCTCTGCGGACGGCCAGGCCGCCGTCGAAGATCAATTCGTTCAGCTCCTCGGTATTGCGGTTGCCGACGACCATCTTGGTCGGGAAGCGGGCTCCAGGGAACTGGCGCTTCTGCACGATGCAGTAGCGCAGATTGAAGTGGTCGGCATCGACTTTGCCGATCTTCTCTTTGAGCAGGCCGTTGGAGGCCCGCACCAAAAAACTGAATATGTCATTATTCCAACGGGTCACGGGAGTACCCGAAAGCGCCCAGCAAAAGTCAACGCTTTCGCAGAGACCGCCACGACCGAGGATGGCCTTGGTGCGTTTCGCCTTGATCGATTTAAGGGCGTGGCTCTCATCCAAGATCAAAACCTTCGCGCCCAGCTCCTTCAGCTCATCGCGGCGCTTGGTCGCGATCTGGTAGCTCAAGATGTAGGCGAGGGCGCTGTGGTCAAGTTTGGTCTTGCCGGTCTTGACGATCTGGGCGGTGTAGCCCAGGAAGTCCGAGAACTCCCGCTGCCACATATTCATGGCGATCGGGGGGCAAACAATAATGGCCCGGTCCTCGACGGTGTCGCTGACCAGGTCAACGGCTGCGAGGGCGGTGAGGGTCTTGCCGGATCCCATGCCGGAGAAGTTCCCGGCGAAGGATTTGGACGCCAGAAAAGCGGCGTCTTCGATCTGATGATCTAGTAATTCTTTCATGTCTTTAACCTCCAATTGAAAAATGGTTGTACGCTCAGTCGCTGATATTGTCAACGGTATTGATGAGCGGTCTGTCTTTGCGGTTCATGTTATTTCTCCCCCCGGTAAAAGCGGGCGGCTTCAAGGGCGACGGCTGCGGTCTTCATATCGTCCAAATGCTCCAAGTGCATGGACGCGACGGAGTTGATTTTTAACCCGGTCTCGATAGCGTCGAGGACCATGCGGATGGCCCCGCAGAAAGCAGTGATGCGGATGGGCTGATCGGCGGCGGCTGGGGTGCTGTAGTAAGTGAACCCGGTATCTTTACTGAACTTGGTCATGTCTAAAATTCCTTTTTCAAATTGCCCTGTCTCATCAGTGCCAGGAGGGCGGGTCTGGCAGACGCCCCGAAGGGCGTTTCGACTAGTTGATGATGTCGAAATCTTTGTGGCGGGTGATGGTGGCGAACTCTCCGGCGACGGCCTTGATATGCTCGACCAGTTTCTTTTTGGAGCTGAAGCCGTAGCTCCAGGGCTTGATGATTTTCTTCGGGGCAACGGAGTGATCCCAAACGTCGCAGCTCCACTGCTTGTTCAAGCCGAGGAACGTGTCGCGGTAAATGTGAAAGCTGAAATTTTCAAAATCGTTGGTCATGTCATGTCTTCCTTTTTCAAATTGCGCTGTCTCATCAGAGCCGGGAGCGCGGGACCGGCTGACGCCCCGAAGGGCGTTTCGACTATTTTGATGCGTCGCGGCGGCACAAGATTGCTTCGTCGCGGGGGGCGCAATCGAAGCGACACTCGAAGATCAGGTTGGCGGTCTCTTCGCTTTCGCCGGTTTCCAAAACATAGCTCTCGACATATTCGGCCTGGTAGCGATCCCGCTGGGCTTCGGTCATTTCTTTCCAGGTCAGCTTAGAGAGGTCGGCCATACCTAGCAAATCTTGGTATGCCTTGCGAGCTTTAGTGAGGCACTCTTCAACCGTCTTGGCGGATACGGTGCGATTACATTCGATTTGAAAAGCGGCTTCGGTAGCATTATCGCGAACCGTTGCCATCGGGCCTTCGCCTTCAAAATTAGTAAGGCACCCAATAATAGTTCCTTGCTCATTCTTTAAATCCCAGGTCGGGACTTGAGAGGCGGTGCGTACTGCTTTAAAGTTTTTCATGTCATATCTTCCTTTTTGGCTCGTTTCGTTAAGTTCCCTTGGAACTTAAACCCATCAGAGGCTGATGTCAACCCCTGACGGGCATTATTATGAAAATAATTTTTTGTTGCCATCGAGCCCGAAATTGGACTATTTTGGCGATTCGATTTATTTTGGAGGTTAAAGACATGACAGACATCATCAAGGCTGCCCTGGTAGTCGCCAAGAAGTTCCCGGTCTTCCCGACCATCAATAAGAAGCCCTGTTGGAGCAACAGCGCCCTCGGCGTGAAGAAGGGTGAGGGCGGTTACAGGATAGCCACGCAAAACCCAGACGAAATCCAGAAATTATTCGATCACACCAGAGCCACAGAGATCGCCGTACCAATGGGCGAGATGTCGGGCCTGCTGTGCATCGACGTGGACGTCTATAAGTACCCGGACCTGGAGAAGTGGGTCGACGATAATTCTTGGCTCGCCGGTACGCTGTGCCACAAGACCAGGTCTGGCGGCTACCATTTCTTTTTCAAGCACCCAGGCAACGACATCAAATTCCCGGCGACGCTGCGAGAAGGCGTCGACATCAAAGCAGCCGGAAACGGCTACGTCTGCTTCCCGCCGACCGAGGGCTACAGGCCAATGAATAGGAAGACGGCGAAGAAGTTTCCGCTGGGGGTCCTGGTCGATGCTATGAAGGCGAAGGGCGGCACCGGCAAGCTCAACGGGTCAGGTGACAGCGAAAGCGAC